TCTATTTAATGTTTTTTTTTTAAAATATATCGTCCCAATTTTCTCCTTCACCTGCCTTACTATAATCAGTAGGTCTCATTGCAAAGAAATCGGTCCATGTAACTCCTCCAGTAAGATTATAAAACCAATCTAATTCGGATGCTTTCTTTTCATTGAACTCAAAGTAATCATCTCCACCTTTGATTGGGTTATACCCTAATTCTCTTAATTTCTCATTAACTCTTTTTGTAATGAATTCTTTTAAGTCATTCTTTTTAAGATTTTCTAAATCACCCATTTCAAAAATTTTATCGATGAATTTATGTTCTAAATCTCTTATAATTTCCGCAGCCTTATAGATATCGGATTTTGCTTCTTCTAATAATTCAGGAAACTCCTCACACATATGTCTAAATAATTGGCAACCCATCTTTGAATGTAATGATTCATCTCTAACACTCCATTTCATTTGTTGTCCAATTCCTTTCAATAGGTTTCTCATTTGGAATGAATACAATACTGCAAATGATGAATATAATGCTACACCTTCTGCAAATGCAGAAAATATAGCAAGTGAACGAGCAACTTCAACTCTTGCCTTATGATTTTTTTGTAAATCTTTAGGTGTCCAATCTGCCGTTGTATTTGTTAATAATTCAAATCTTTCTTTCATCACTTCATCATGCATAAAACCTGCAAAGTCATCTAATCCTAATGTTTCATTTAAATATGAATATGCAATTGAGTGAATTGTTTCTTGTGAACCAAACGCCATTGCCATTTGTCTAATTTCATGTTTTGGAAACCATTTAGTTACCATACCAGTCCAATAATCAGAAACGGCACATTCTGTTTGTGCAAAACCTAAAAGGATATTACCAACTAAATGTTTTTCTGATTCAGATAAATTCTCATTCCAATCTTTAACATCTCCCTGCATTGGGATTTCTGTATGTAACCAAAACGCCTGCATTTGTTTTAACCAACCCTCATTATAATAATCGGGATATTCAAATGGTTTAAAAGGTATTCTCTCTGTAAATAATTTACTCATTTATATAACTATGTTTTTAATTAATAACTCCTGATTTTTTTTCTTGATTTTTTCTATAAATCTCCGCGGCTCTGTTTGCTCTCTTTTGTACTTCTTGTTCTTCATGTCCTAACAAAGTATTTTGAGACTCAGTATCAATAACAAGAAACTCATTATTAAATTTACAGTTTTGGAAAACTACACCATCTTTACCAATACGAGACTTTAACAAAGTAAGTGTTGCCAAGTTATGTTCTTTTTGTTCTAATGTTTTACCAATAGATAAAATAACGTGAGCAATTTGTGCTTTCTTAATCGAACCTCCCATTTGGTCACCTGTTACAACTTCACTTGAAATTGATTCACGATTACCTTGTGTTGCCGTCCAAATTGCTATATTAAATTCAGATGTCATAGACTCTAAACTTCTCATAACCGAACCTTCACCTTTCCATTCTTCTCCGTTAGTAGATTTGTCTGTTGAAATACAATCGACATAATCAATCACTAACAAGTCAACTTTTTTATTCCCCTCTGAATTCATCTTTCTGATTTTATTTTTAATTTCAGAAACGGTAACATTATCACTCGCCAATTTCAATAACTTCAAACTACCTTTTGATTTAGCTTGTGCCTCTTCAACTTTAGCTTTCACTTCATCCTTAAATTCAGGTTGTGAGTCAGGAGCAATATCGGTCCAAATTGTATAGTGTTTTCTTTTAATATTACCTGGATTATCTTCAAAAAATATTTGAATCACGTTATAACCTAAGTTATAAGCAGTATTAGCGAACTTAGTAAGTAAGGTAGTTTTACCGGTACCTGTTGGTGCTAATACAACACCCAATTCTCCGATTCCTAATCCACCTTTAAGTAAGTTATCAATTCCCACAATACCTGTCGGTAATGGGTGTCTAAAGTCCTTTTCTAATGCCCCATCAATATCATGAAATACATCCGTTGCTTCATCGTTGGCAATACCAACTTGTAATGCCTTTTGAATGATTTCCTCAATTTTATTATAAGCCTCAAACTCACCACTTTCAATAATACTCTGTACACTTTTTAACTCTCTTTTCAAGTTTTGTTGTTTACAGAAATTAAGTGCTGTATCTTTTACATACTCAATTTGAGACTCGTTATTTTTAATTGCTTCTAATGTATCTACATGAATTTTAGAGGAATCTTTGTTACCACCTTCGGCCATGATTTTCTGTGCCAATGTATTGTAATCAGGGATTTTGTTGTAATTTTTATACAACTCCTTTGTGTTTTCCATAATAAATCTGAACGAATTATTATCAAAAAACTTACTTTCTAATACATCAATAATTGTTTCTCCGTATTTCTTATCTTCAATAATTGCTTTGATAAGGGACTGTTGAAACGAAAATCCCAAATACCCAAAATTCCTTTCTTCCATAGTAGTAGTATATAAAGTTTTTTAATTATAGTTCGTATTGTAAGTAGCTTGTTTCCAATTCTTCTGAAGACAAAATGTCTGTTAAATCTGACAAAATTCTTTTTAGTCTTGGACGAATATCAACTGTGTATCTAACCTTTGGATGGTAGTAGTACGCCGGAAATATTCTTGAAATAAATACATCATCTCCAAGCTTAATTTCCAATAAAAAATGTTCTTTTTGCCCGTCAATTGAATCTTCCACATTCTCTGAATTGAGGATATAGTTTTGATTTTCACATAGATAATTGGAACTTTTTATTTTCAAATCGTAAGAAATATCTTCACAAATATTTTTCACATAGTAGTGTAAATCCATAGAACGTCTAGCTTGTTCAACATGGTCTTTTACATTAAAAAATCTTTGGCAAATGATGTTTCCCTCCAAAGTCAATACGAACTCAAATTTTGTAATATCTAATTGATTACTCATAATTTTTGATTTTTATTATTTTATTTTTTTTTGTTTTATAATTTTTTTCAATTCTTGTTAGACGCATAAATGGATTTAAAAAATTTAACCAAGCGTCTTCTGATTTTGGTAATAGACTGAATAATCCATCTTCCATCATCATCTTCATTGTGTTCTTATAAGATCTTCCTTCAGGGTCTAATGGTTCGTTTATTAAAAGGTTGATTACTTCTTTTGCTTCATCTGTTAAAAATGGTTCATCTAAACTAACGATACGACTATTAACCTCAAAGAATTCTTCACCGAATACACCAAATTTGGTTACTCCTGTAAGTAAATTGGTTAGTAACTTATTATGTTTATCTTGTTCAAATAAGACATTACATTTACTTTTGATTTGTTCAACTGAAAGATGTTCCGTTTTAAGTTCAGGGAAAAGAGATAGAAATCTCTTCAATCCCATTCCTTTAATACCTGCAATGTTATCGGAGCTATCACCACATAACATCTTAACCAATTTTACATTTTCAATTAAAATCTCTTCGTGGTTGTAAACAATCGTATCGTTTTGTTTATATAGTTTTTGATGACTTGGGTTGTAAACTTGTGTATTTTCTGATAATAATTGTAATAAATCTCCATCTGATGAATAGATGATTTTATTTTCATTTGGTGAGTTTTGTGTGTAATAAGCTATGTTATCATCAGTTTCACAAAATTCAAACTCACCCTGTCTTACAAATAATTCTTCTAAATATTGTTTAACCCTATCTCTTTGATATGAATATGAATGTAAATCTTCCTCTGTACGTAATCTTAAACGTCGGTTTTCCTTGTAGTGGACATATATTTTTCTTCTATTCTGAGAACCGTCTTGACCATCCCAAAATACTACGATTTTTTCTAAATTGTATAACTCAAACGTTCTCCTAAGAGTATTAAGAAAATGATAGATTCCCCCAATATGTGTCCCTTTATGATAGGCGTTTTTAACCCCATAGTAACCAATCGTAAGTAAATTATCTCCGTCAACAAGTAAAACCGACATTTAAAATTTTTATAAATCTGAATCTTCTGTTACAACTTCTGCGTCTGCGATGTCTGTAACGTTAACACCTAACATCTTACTGATGTAATCACCACATGTTTTCTTGTACTCTTCTATGGATTTCTTTTCGTCTCCATCTTCTCTACCTGACATAAAACCGTGTGATGTAACCAAGATACGTCCATCTTCATATCCCAAACCATTGATATGGTTTTTCATGATAGAGATTTTAGTTCTTGTTGCAATTTTTACTTTTCTCTTGTCTTTAGTAACAGAGATTTTTGTTGTTCCTGCTCCTTTTTGATTACCGAACAAGAAAACGATACTTGAGTTTAACCAAATTGCTTCTCCACCTTTTGCCTTAATCTTTGGTTGTCCAAAAGGATTATCAGGTAATTCTACCCAAGGTTGATTAACAATGATTAAGGAGTTCGTATAAGGTTTATCTGTTCTTCTTGAACCTGATATACGTTGGTTGATACCCATTCCAATTTTGTCAGCCAAAACCGACGCATTGTGTTGTTTACCACCTTTACCATCGTAAGTCATTTTACATGGAACTGAACCTACAGAATCCCATAAGATTAATAAATCATGTGGTAAATCTCCTTTCTCTTGTGCATCTAATAATTCATTGATATAATCTGTGATTTGTTCAATGTACTCAAAATCACTATTGAAAAGATAATCTCCGTTCTTATCAAAACCCATTAATTCTGCGTGGTCCCAACTCCATTTCTGTTCAGTAATAATAAACACAGGAACAATACCTTTCTTCTGTGCGTCAACTGCTGACTTAACTAATGCCGTAGTTTTACCCGTATCACTATGTCCTAACAACATATTAATATGACCCATTGCTGGACCTGGTATACCTGTGGCATCTAAGAAAGCATCACCCAAATCGAAGAAACGGTCTGGTTTGTATTCGGCCTCTTTAGAGAATTTCTTCTTGATTGCCGAAAAATCTGTTTTTTTAATACCTGCCATAATTTGTTTTTAAAAATGGGGTTTCTGACGTTATCTCCACCCCTCCGTTAATAATTAGAATGGTAAATCACCATCAACATCAGCATCATCTTGAGGGTCAACTGTAGGAGTTGAAGATTTAGATGCTCCGAAAGTTTCTTCAGATGTAGAATTAGATACCCATTTGTTGCTGTTACTATCCCAACGTGGAACTTCACCTTTAGCAACCATGTCTAAATAATCTTCACCTTTTTTAGAATAAACATCAGCCCATGTTAATTCATCATCTACCCATGTTTTAGCAACATCAGCGTCTGTATGTAATGGACTTGGGTCGTCGTTTAATACTGAATTGATTACGGTATATTCTTTACCTTGTCCTGATTTTGTTAAAGCTAATGATAAGATTAAATCACGTCCTTTTTCAGTATCTGTAACGTCACCTTTGTTACGGAAGATTGGGAAGATTTTATCAATAACACCATCACCTTTGTGATTATGTTTGAATCTCCAAAACTTAACTCCGTCAGACTCGTGGTCGCGGTCAATTACTTTAACGATATAGAATTTACGAGAACGATAAGTTCTTGCCAACTCTTTATCTGATTCTACTCCTGTCGCCATTAAAGCATCTTTTACTTCATTTAATGGTGAACGTTTTCCTTCTTGTGCTGGGTCATATAATTTTACCCATTTTCCGTCTACTTGAACTTCGTGGAAAAATACTTCCTTAAATGGTGATGAACCATCTTTAGTTGGTAAGATACGGATACGTCTTTCTTCACCTTTAGAACCTTTTGGTAATACGGTTGTGAAATAACGTTTTAATCTGTCTTCAGAAGACATCTTGTTTGCGTTGCCGCTTGCGGCGTTCTTGTTTTGTTCGTACTGAGCAAGTACTGCGTCAAATGTACTCATAGTCTAAAATTTAATTATTAAAATTGTTATACTATAATATACATAAAAAAACCCAGACTATAAAATCTGGGTTCAATTATTTTAAAAGTATTTTTTTTATTATAAATCCCAATCTGAAGAAGCCGGAACTGTAAAGTATCCTGTTCCTGCAAAATTCACACTACCACCTCCACTTACAAATGGAGAATCTGAACTCCAAGTTGCTCCGTTGTTTGTAATAGTTCTATTGTAAGTAGATGAATCTGTTGTTAAATGACCACTATCAGTTGCCAACATTAAGAACTTAGTATTTGCATCAGACGTTAATGGTGATGTTGGAACTGTGAATGATGTTCCTGTGTATTTAACACTTGTATTCCATCTATAGATGGAATACAAG